AATACGCTACAGTCCCGCCTGTATCACTTGTAGGATTAGTAGCTATTGTTAACGTGTTACCACCCGCTGTATAACCTGTGCCTGAGATCTCGTTGGTTGTTGAGTACGCAGTTGTAGTCGCATCAAGAGTTGCGTCTGAAGTATATAGAGCAATCTTAAAAGACTGTGATGTATCACTACTAAAGTCCATCTCCCCATTTAAAAGAGCGACCTTAAAAGACGTACACATATAATTACCAGTAAAAGCCATCTAACCTACATCCATACGATACTGTCCTGAACGGTATGTATCTTGCCTTAGTTTACCATCTCCAAGTTGTTTTAGTAACCCTAGAGATAATGCGTATTGTTTTTCATACATAGCAACCACATCAGCTTCACCTTTTTGAAACCGTATAGCCTCAACCAAAGCTCCATTTAACAACGCAGCGCTTGCGTTATCTCCAAGCCAAGAAGTGCTACCACTTACAATAGATGTAGGGTAGTACCCATATACATGCTCAAGCTCATAATTTGCGTCGGGTGTAGGAGCCAACTCTATCTGTGTCTCGCTGTACTGAGCGTAAAATTTAGGTATACCATACTTTGCACTTGTGTTTACAGGAAACGCTTCTCTTAGAAAGTTAACATCTTTATTTAACAAATATGTATGTGTACTGCTTGATATAATAGAAATACTGTACGTGTACAGATAGTCGGTGGGCAACGTGTACAGTTTGTTCGTAGATACTAAAGGTCCATCATCTACTTTACGTAGTGCGGGTATATTTACAGCTTGAAGTATTTTTTCTTCTGCTTGCTGCGTAAACATTGCAAGTTGGTCATCTGTAAAAGACGTTTCGCATATATCTTCTATGTTTGTTTTAAGAGAAGCGTAATTCATATCTTATCCCGTCGTTACTGTAACATCGCCCACTGCGCCTGTAGCTTGTAGATTATTGACTGTTAAATTGTAGATGTTTTTGCTGTCTCCTACAGGATTCCATCCCCATTGTATATTTCTACTGCTATCGCGTCCTGCGAAATCAGAACGTGGGTTAAGAATAGCCTGTGGATCTCTTACAGGATACAGTCCTTGTTTATTTTGTGGGTGATCTGGACTCCAACATTCAATACACGCAAGGGTGTTTGTATCTCGCCCACGAACAACTAAACTTCGTAACTCTTTAAGTTTAAACTGAAACCCACAAATATCACACTCTGCTATGGCTCTCTTTTTTGATGCAAACCTATTCGACATTATATCCTTCCTACTCTTGGGACAAAATGTTCTGAAGTCTTTTCTCTATCTTCTCCTGCAGCGAGACCGTACTGTTCTTCATAAGCTGCTTTGAGCATGTCAATACGACCTGCGAGTTCAGGAACCTTCATAGCTATATGATAAGCTAGACCTGCTACAAGACACGGCAAAAATCTAAAGTTCATATCTGCGGTCTCAACACCACTACCTGCATCTTCTATTCTACGCATACGATAATACTTAAATATGTAATTATTACTATCAGGTGTAGGCCAAACATTAATGCTTGGTGCAGAAGCAAGTCGCTCCACCCACACTTGAATAGGTCTACCTTGTACTAACTTGTTAGGGATAGATGCGTAAGTACTCACACCTATACGACTTATGGTAAGATCAGATTGTGTAGACGTGTTGCCCGCATTGGTTCTGATAACTTGCTCAAGTAAATCTATTGTGTCTGCAGGTAGTGCGTATTCCGACGTGCCTTTTACAAGACTGACCGTACCTTCATCAATAGTCCAAAGGTTAATCCCACGGTTCTGCCATTCAATAGTCATCAAGTTCATAGACCTACGAGCAGTTCTTAAGTCATACCCAGACCGCATCTCACGACCCGCACGTTCCCATGCTTCTTCAGCGATCTCCGTGAAGTCCATATCAAAGGCGGTAGTTCCTGAAGTAGCCATCTATTACTCCTTAAAGAAGTTTTCTACTTCTTCTAATAACTCTTTTTTACTCTTTCGTCTATCAAGTTCTACACCATGCTCACGCATCATTGTTTCTAACTCTAATTTAGACATAGATTTATAACTAGAAGTTGATCCACCATTCATTAGTGCTTCTGCTTCTGATAAACTCAAAGCTTTTTCAACGACAAGTTCACCGCCTTTACTATTGTCACGAACATTGTAGAGAGAATTACCATCTTTATCTGTTCCTATCTCTACCATCTTTAGATCTGCCATACTCGTCTCCTAAGTGTATAAAGTTTTCTTACGTCTCTTTTCATCAACGGCTCCACAGCCTCGTGCTATACTTCTTTTTCTTCTAGCAAGTCCTCCGTTCTTCATGGCTTTACCCTTAAAACCTTTGCTAAGAAAAAATTGTTGTAGACTCATTTGATCGGAAGCAGGTCCATCAAAATATTCTTCGCGTAGTTTTTTTTCTTCTTCCGTCATCTTCGTCTCCTAGCTAACCCGCCTTGGCGCATCTTCACTGTAGCAGGTTTTGTGTTTTTTACCACAGTTTTTCCCTTTGAACCCTCTCTCTTCTTCTTTTTAGCAGTAGTTGCTCTTTGGGATTGGCTCAGACTGTTTGCCTTACTTCTTGGTAAACACCGATCAGGGTTCTTCTTATCCTTAGAAGTCCCACATTTACCTTTTATTTTTCCGTCCGTACCAATACGAACCCAGTCTTGTTTTACCCAATCCTTAAGATCACCCATTACTTTTTCTTCTTCTTTTTGCCCTTACTGCCTTTAGCATAATTAGGGTCTTTGCAGTACTTAGATGCAGCCATGTTAGCATACGCACTGGGGTAAGTGTCAAAGGTTCGCTTCGCCCACGATTTACCTTTAGGACATATCTTACCACCAGATTTATAATAACTACGCATGACTATCTCATCTTAGCGGCGCGTACACCCTTACGGGCAATACCTGCTCCACGTACCTTAGACTTACCACCTTTGGCTTTGCCTTTAGCTTTACCGCCTGCAGCCATACCTTTTTTAACCATTTTGCCTTGGGCATAACCTTTCTTGGTCATACCGCCTGCTTTCATCTTTTTAAAATCATCACCAGATATTTTTCCGTCATTATTTTTATCTAGTTTTTTCTGTCCACCGACAAGCTTACCTGCGGACATCATCTTCTTGACCATTTTACCTTTGGCATAGCCCTTCTTCATCATACCGCCCGCTTTCTTTTTCATGGGTATTTCATCTTTAACAACACCGCCTTTATTTGGCAAAGCACCTATATCCTCTTTACCGCTACCGCCTTGTTTCATTGGAGCTTGCGTTTTTTGTCCAAAACCACGAGATTTCATAGCATCTGTACCATATTTGTTTGCTAGACGATAATCGTCAAAACCTTTAGACTCTAAAGCCTTTATTTCTTTTAGTGCTTGCTTACTGCCCGACGTTCCACGATTTCTATACTTTTTACGAACTTTAGCAATATCGTCTGCTTCTTGATTAGCTCGTCTTTTTCGTACTGCGTCTTCTGGTGAAGGTCCAAGTCCCATTTTATTCATCCTTATATAAGTTGTTAAAAACACGTTGAGTATCCCACACATATTCATGGTTTTGCTTAGAATGAAAAGTGTGTTGATTTGGTCTAAAGTCTGGTGCGCCTTCACCTGTTTCAAACCACGCAGGGTGTGTAACCCGAACTCTATTGTTGGGTAGAGCAACAATGTTACCTGTATACTCTCCTGCGTCTAATAATTCAAGTACATGACTTTGTTTATGTTGTGCAGGATCGTCAGCTACTTCACTATCTGTATAGTCTACCGTGAAGTAGTATTTTGCAGGATAAAACTCACCGTCAACTTTAGCTATCCAAGGAGCAGGTGAGGCTCTTTCTAATTTATAAACGGAGTGATTATGAGACATGCAGTCCCAAGGTTGTGCTATATACGGAGGAAGTTCTGTAGGCCACTCATCATACATCACATCAGCAACGAGAGCTGTTAGGGGCATTCTCGCCCACATAGCTCCACCGTGTACATTAGGATCATCCGTATCATCAGTTTCACACCCAGTAAATATTACTTGGAAACTAAGAGTCCTATTCGGCATTGTCGTTACTGCGATCACCATAGCGTGTAAAAATTCTCCGTGATAATCTATAAAATTCTTCGTGTACTCTCTTCTCACCCATGCTTTAAAATAAGGTATGTTACTTTGTAGATACGCCATCCTTTTTATTTCTCTCCATTGCTGCCTTCTTTTTTCTCTTCTGCGAGAGTTTAGACATTTTGTTTTTCATTGGTGGGTTTGCTATTTGCTTACCCATTTGTGCGCGGGATATAGTCATTAGCACTTCCACCTTCTTCTTGCT